AACGATATGCCCGTTATTTACCGCATCTCCATGGATCATCGCATCCCCGGCGGCAGAACGCTTGAGGACAGCAAGCGCCTCATTAAGATTCTCGGCGAAAACGGTGTTGACGCATTCGATGTTGACTGCGGCTGCTATGAGCACCCCGACTTCGTGTACCCCACCTTTTACCGCGGCGACGCCTGCATGGAGTATGTGTGCGACACCGCACGTGAGGCGACTGACAAACCCATCCTCAACTCTGGCAACCACACACCCCAGACAGCAAAGCACCTGATTGAGTCCGGACGCGCGGACTTTGCCATGATGGGACGGCCGCTCATCGCAGACCCCTATCTGCCCAGAAAGCTGATGGAAAACCGTGAGGAAGACGTTCGCCCCTGCATCCGCTGCAATGAAGAGTGCATCGGCCGCATTTGGGGCCGCTACTCCAAGCTGTCATGCGCAGTGAACCCGCAGGCGAATGAGGAGCACGCATTCCGGATCGTCAAAACGGAAACACCCAAAAATGTTGTCGTTATCGGCGGCGGTCCTGGCGGCATGGAAGCCGCACGCGTTGCTGCCCTTAAGGGAAACCATGTCACACTTTATGAACGCAATGAACTCGGCGGAACGCTGAATCTGCCCGCTCAGGCACAGTTCAAGACCCGTCTCAAGGCGCTCATCGAGTATTACAAGACGCAGATGCGTAAGCTCGGCGTAACAGTCGTGCATCAGGAGATTGATATCGACAGCCCCGTCCTTGCCGCTGCCGACAAGATCATTGCCGCGACCGGAGCACACTCCGTCGTGCCGCCTATCCCCGGTGCACACGGAGCAAACGTGATCGACATCAAGGACGCCCACCGCGATCCAGCCGCAATCAAGGGCAAGAAAATCGCCATCTGCGGCGGCGGCCTCTCTGGCTCCGACTTTGCTCTGGAAATGGCCACCGAGTACGGCAAACAGTGCACTATCATCGAAATGAAGCCAGACGTGGCGATGGATATGGTGTTCATCAATCAGCATTCTCTGAAGATCTATCTTAAAGACGCCGGCGTCGTGACCCGCACCAACACGCGTGTTTCCGAGATCGTTGAAAACGGAGTTCGTGTCATCAATGAGCACGGCGAGCAAGAACTGATCGAGGCGGATGTCGTTGTTGCCGCTTTCGGCATGGCGCCAAACACCGAACTCACGAATGCACTCAAGCAGAAATACAACAAGAAGCTCGTCTGCGTCGGCGACTGCGTCGAGGTAGGCAAGAGCGGAAAAGCAATTCGCGGCGGCTTCTATGCCGGTATGCAGATCGACTAATTCACAAGGAGGAGATCAATTATGGCTATCATGAAAGGCTACGGCGTCATCGAACCCACAGTGAGTTGGGGCTGGATGGAAAAAGAGATCCCGGAACCCGGTCCGTTCGAGGCACTTTGTTCCCCTGTCGCAGTTCTGCCCTGTACTTCCGATGTACACAGCGCACATTTCCGCAACGCATGGCCGAACCGCATCCTGGGTCACGAAGGTGTGGGCCGCGTTGAAAAAGTCGGTGCGATGGTCACCGACATCCATGTCGGAGATATTGTTGCGGTTCCCGCCGTCACCCCTATCTGGCGCGGCAGGCAAATCGCAGAGGGGCTGCATGAACACACCGGTGGATTTCTCGGGGGACGTTACCTCTCGTCCAAGCTGGACGGCACGTTTGGCGAATACTTCATCATTCCCGATGCGGACATGAATCTAGCAGTCGTTCCCAATGGTGTTTCCATTAAAGCTGCCGGCCTTGTCGGCGACATGGTCACCACTGGCTTTTCCGGAGTTGAGGGTGCAAATATCCAGTTTGGTGATACAGTCGTTGTGATCGGCATCGGCCCTGTCGGCCTTATGAGCGTTGCAGGCGCGGCGATCCGTGGTGCCGGACGTCTGATCGCCGTTGGGCACCGGGAGCTGACAAAGGAGCTCGCAAAGAAGTACGGTGCGACCGACGTCGTTGACTACAAAGACGGCGACATCGTTGCACAGATCATGGAACTCACCAATAACGAAAAAGTCGACAGAGTCATCATCGCCGGCGGAACGGAAAGCACTATCAACGATGCATACCGGATGGTGAAGTGCGGCGGCAACATCTCCAATGTTGCAGGCTACGACTTCAGTAAGGAATTTCATCTTACCGTTGCGGATGCCGGCTGCCTTGTGAATCATGTAACGCTTACCGGTCGACTCTGTGCAGGTGGGCGATACCGTCTGGAGAATCTGATGGCACTCATCAAAAACGGCAGACTGGATCCGACCCTGCTCATTACGCACGAACTGCACGGCTTTGATAAGATCGAAGACGGCTTCCGCATGATGGATGAGCGCAAGACTCCGGATACTATCAAGCCCATCGTCATTATCTAAATCATCTTAATTCAGTACAAATAAAGGAGACTACAAAAGGAGACTACAAAATGTTTGATTATCATGGCAGAGTAGCAGTGATTACCGGCGGTTCGTCCGGCCTTGGCGTTCTGTGCGCAAATGCGCTTGCAGCACGCGGATGCGATGTCGTACTCGCAGCGCGTCGCTTTGAGATCTTGGATAAAAACGCACAGGCGCTCCGCGAGCAGTACGGTGTCAAGGCAATTCCTGTCCGCTGCGACGTCACCAAGGAGGATCAGGTTATTGCTGCACGCGAACTCGTGGAGAAAGAATTTGGTCGCTGTGACATTCTGATCAACTGCGCAGGCGAAGGCCACAATGACTGGGCGATCGACCTCGCGCTGGAAAAATGGCAGGCCACTATCGATGTTTGTGTCACCGGCCTATTCCTCATGTGCAGAGAATTCGGCAAGCTGATGCGCGAGCACAACTACGGACGTATTGTCAATGTCGCCTCCATGCTTGGCATGATCGCGCTGGACAGCAGCTTCGGCCGCGGCATCTCAGAATACTCCGCATCTAAGGGCGCAGTTATCAATTTCACCCGACAACTGGCCAACGAGTGGGCGCAATACGGCATCACGGTCAACACCCTCAGTCCCGGCTTCTTTGCTTCCGAACAGTCGCCTGTCGGCCAGGGCTGGTTTGCGGATTTCATCAACACCTGGTGCCCGATGAAGCGCAACGGCAGCGACCACGAACTGGATGCAGCCATCATCTTCATGACCTGTGAGGAAAACTCCTACATGACCGGCAACAATGTTGTCATCGACGGCGGCTGGACCTGCACCTGAGCTTCCTTTTCGCCGATAGCAACCATTTTCAAAACAGATCCTGCTGTGGAGACTTCCACAGCAGGATCTGTTTTCATTTCGCTGCAAGCGCCTCTATACAGTCTCAACGTGCAATTTCTCTGCGCAAAAACGCAAAAAGAGATTGAGGTTGCACCGGTAACTCCGAGTCATCCTCGGGGTATACTTGCGAACCTCAATCTCAACCAGATACTCTTCGACAGCACTTTGCATCTTCATACCTATGTCCTCCTCAGTATGTCACAACAGAGGTGGCCATGTATGTCGCAGCTGACGCCGTGTTTTCCCGCAGGAAACGACGTTTGAAGCTGCAAAGCGCCATGTCATCCGTCAAATATGCTGTTTTGTGTCTGGAAACGCATGCGTTTCACAGGCAGATCACTCTTCCCAGTTGTGCCACACGTTCTGGACATCTTCGTTGTCCTCGAACATGTCGAGCATCTTCTGGAGATTCTTAATGTCGCCCTCATCGGTGAGCTTGATGGTGTTCTGCGGCACCATCTCCACCTGCGCGCTCAGCAGCTCATAGCCGTCGTTCGTGAGCGCCTCGGCCACCGACGCCACATCGTCGGGATCAGTATAGACCGTGTAAACACCCTCGTCGGGCGCAAAGTCCGCCGCGCCGGCTTCGAGCGCGTCCTCCATGACCTTGTCTTCGTCGAGCTCCTGATCCTCGTCATTGATGACGACGACGCCCTTCTTATCAAACGACCACGACACGCAGCCGGTCGCACCCATGTTTCCGCCGTACTTATCAAAGTAGTGGCGCACCTCGGAGGCGGTACGGTTGCGGTTGTCAGTCATCGTCTCGACGATGATGGCGACGCCGGACGGACCGTAGCCTTCGTAAGTGATGGACTCGTAGTTATCCGTGTTGCCAGAGCCGAGCGCCTTGTCGATCGTGCGCTTGATATTGTCATTCGGCATGTTGGCGGCTTTCGCCTTGGCGATGACAGCAGCGAGGCGGGAATTGTTATTGGGGTCGCCGCTGCCGCCCTCTTTGACGGCCACGATCATCTCACGGGCGATCTTCGTGAACGCCTGCGCGCGCTTGGCGTCCTGCGCGCCTTTGGTTTTCTGTATATTATGCCACTTGGAATGTCCGGACATAGTCACAACTCCTCTTGCTAAAATGCTTTGAACATTTTAACACACTCCGGGCCGCGTGGCAAGAAAAATCCGCATATTTGCGCGAAAATGTGAGGAGTAGTATTAAGTTGCAAGGTTCAAATGAGCCTTCGCAACTTATTTTTTTACCACGGAGGACCCTAAAAATGAAGAAAATGACTATTAGAAAAATGCTTGAAAGAATCGTCGTCGCAACTAACAAACGCAGAGCGAAGAATATAGTTCTGGTCAGCACCGACGGCGAAATCGTGGAAGCGGAATTCGCTGTGGACCTGATCCGAACACTGACAGACTGGAATATCCTGTGGGAAGTAACCGTCATTTCTGAAAAGTTCTACGAAGACCGCTTTGTCGTAATCTTCGACCCAAACATTGAACAGGTCAACGGTGATCCTGACAAGGGCGATACGTGGTTATAAGGCCGCAAACGGAAAGGAGCGTGAGAACGTGGCAGTTTATAAGTCTATCACCTTCGACAACAGAAAGAAAATCGCGGCCCTGTACGCGAAAGGAATGTCCATTTCCGACATTTCTGACGAAGTGGGCGTCGCCCTTCGAACACTGTATGTCGAACTGAAACGCGGCGCGACTGGGAAACTGGATCAGAACCAGCGACCGGCCTATGATCCGGTACTGGCACAAAGAACCTACCAGGAAAACATTCGCCGTCGCGGCAGTGGTCCGAAAAGAAAGGAGGTCAAGAAATGACACCGGACAGAGCAACCAGGCGGAAACGACGCCGAATCCGTCTGGCGATCAGAAGGACGTCAGCCCTGGCGGCGGCTATTGCCTTCTTCTTTGCCTGGGGAGCGATCGGCGCCATAGAAACCGACGCGGTGTCCCTGGTAGAAGGAACGGTCAGAACCTTCGGCCTTCTGTTCATTGGAACCGGCTTCGCCTTTGTAGGTGGCGCCTTCCGAAATCCTACGGAAAGGAGGTCAAAACATGAAGTACACCGCGACACTGTCGGCCGTCCAGGTC